GAACGAAGGGCTGGATATCAACTTTCAAAAAGACGAAGTTGCTAAATTTGTCAAATTGGCAGCTAATGCATTAAAAATCAATCAAATACCAAAAATTATTCTCAGTCTAGATCATGCTGAAGCGCAGGAGCATCATCACACTGGTAAAATGATACCGGGCGATGGTAGTATTTGGGTTTATGCAAAAAATAGAAATTTAGTAGACATTCTAAGAACAGTGTGTCATGAGCTAGTTCATATCAAACAGCATGAACTAGGATTAATTGAGCCAAACAGCAGCTATCCAGGTTCTCCTATTGAAAAACAAGCGGACGAACTTGCAGGAAAGTACATCAAGATATACGGCAAGAAAAACAAGCAAATTTTTCAATAGTTGATATTTTAGCTAAAGTGTAGTATCATAGCAGTATGATCAAAGTACTGTTTAAACTCCCACGAGAACTTACCGTCGCCTTCAGCGGTGGAGTAGACAGTCTTGCTGTCGTGGATTTCTTGAAACGCAATCACAAAGTGCATTGTGCGTTCTATCATCACGGAACTGAAAACAGTGAACTCGCACAAAAAGTAGTCCGTGAATATTGCAAGAGCAATAAACTGACCCTTACAGAGGGATATCTCAAGTCAAGCAAGCCCAAGACGGAAAGCTGGGAAGAATTCTGGCGCAATCAACGATATGGGTTTCTGGCGCAGTTTCCATACGTGGTCACTGCTCATCATCTTGATGACTGCGTGGAAACTTATCTGTGGTCTAGTTTGCATGGCAATTCTAAAATCGTATTGCCTAAACACAAGAATATCTATCGACCATTTCTTACCACGACCAAAGATCAGTTTGTGTATTGGTGCAGAAAACATACACTGGAATGGGCAGAAGATACTAGTAATCAGTCCGAACTTTATACCAGAAATTATGTCAGAAAACATCTTGTGCCTGTAGCCTTGAAGGTTAATCCAGGATTGCATAAGGTCGTCAAAAAAATGGTGCTATCTAACTTAGATGCGCAAAATGTTTGACTTATTCACGCTACGTTCATACACTAAATCAAATCAGAAAGGAGATACTATGACAACCCGAACTTTTAATAACGAAGCTAAAATCAAACTCACACAATTGATTCAAGATGGAATCGGTGTGATGGGTGAAATCGAAACGCTAAATGGCGGTCTGACTGACACGATCAAGGCAATAGCCGAGGAATTGGAAGTCAAGCCCAGCGTTCTGAAAAAGGCAATTAAAGTTGCCTATAAATCCAAGCTAGGTGAAACAAATCAAGAGAATGAACAACTGAATACCATTCTAGAAACGGTAGGTCGAACTCTCTAATGTCGTATGTGGATGCGATCTTAGATCGCGATAGTGATCGCATACTCGTTGTAGAACGGAATTCAGAGGGAGTTCGTCACTACAGCGAGCATGCCGCTAACTATGTTTTTTACTACGAAGATTCTAAAGGTAAATATCGTTCGATATTTGGCAATTCTGTGTCGCGCTTTTCCACTCGTAAACGCTCAGAGTTTGAGAAAGAAAAGCGTGTTCATAGCAACAGAAAGACCTTTGAAGCGGACATAAATCCAGTATTCAGATGTCTATCTGAGAACTATCTCAAATCAGATGCACCAAAGCTTCATACATGCTTCTTTGACATCGAAGTAGGATTTGATCTTGATCAAGGATATGCTCCTACAGACGATCCTTTCAATCCAGTTACTTCTATCTCAATGTATCTTGACTGGTTAGGCGAACTGATCACTTTGGCAGTTCCTCCTAAACACCTGAGCGATGAAACTGCTAATGATCTAACTCGGGATTTTTCTAACTGCATTCTATTTCGAAGCGAAATAGAGATGTTTGAAACTATGTTTCAACTGATCGAAGACGCTGATGTAATGACAGGCTGGAACTCTGAGGGATATGACATTCCTTATTTGGTAAATCGTGTTATCAAGATCATGACAAAAAATGATACTCGTAAATTCTGTCTGCTGGATCAATTTCCTAAACAGCGTACTTTTACCAGATTTGGAAAAGAGCAAAGCACCTATGATCTGGTTGGCAGAATTCATGTTGACTATTTGCAACTCTACAAAAAGTACAACTACGAGTCCAGACACTCTTATAGTCTGGATTCTATCGCTGAACTAGAGTTGGGTGAAACCAAGACAAAATACGAAGGCACCCTAGATCAACTGTACAACCGTGATTTCAAGAAATTCATTGAATACAATCGCCAGGACACGATGCTTCTATTCAGAATTCATGACAAACTGAAATTTCTTGATCTGGCAAATACTCTTGCTCACGAGAATACTGTGCTTATTCCCACAGTCATGGGTTCGGTACAAATGATCGAGATGGCTATTTTCAACGAAGCACACGAACGCGGGCTTGTTGTTCCTAATAAGAAGAGTACAGATGCAGAGTTTGATGACGAAGAAGATGAAGAAACTACTGCTGCTGGTGCATTCGTAGCTAATCCAAAGAAAGGTATTCATGAGTACGTAGGTGCAGTTGACATCAACTCTCTTTATCCTTCTGCAATCAGAGCACTTAATATGGCACCTGAAACGATAGTTGGTCAGATTAGACAGACTATGACCGATCAGTATCTGATGGAAAAAGCAAAAAAACTGGCTGGTGAGAAAAAGCGAAGAAAAGATACCGACGATATTAAAATGACTTCTCTATTGTGGGAAGGTCTGTTTGGCTCTCTTGAATATGAAGCGGTGGTGCGTCAAGAGCGTGGCACAATGCTCACAATTGATTATGAAGATGGCACAAGCGAAGAGCAATCTGCTGCCGAAATCTGGCAAATGATATTTGATTCTAACAACACTCTCATCTTGTCTGCTAACGGTACTATTTTTAGATCTGATCAGGAAGGCGTAATCCCTGGATTGCTTTCTAGATGGTACTCAGATCGTAAAGTAATGCAGAAGAAACTCAAAGAATCTGCAACTCAGGCTGATAGGGAATACTGGGATAAACGTCAGCTAGTACGCAAGATTTTACTCAACTCAGCCTATGGCGCATTGCTCAATGAACATTGCAGATTTTACGACAAAAGATTAGGTCAGTCTGTCACGCTCACAGGTAGACAGATTGTCAGACACATGATGAGTACAATCAATGAGACTGTGACTGGGGAATACTCTCATGAAGGTAAGGCTATCATTTACGGAGATACTGACAGTTGCTATTTTACCGCATTCCCTGCTCTAAGTCAGCAGATTAAAAAAGGTGAATTGGATTGGAATAAGGAAACTTGCATTGCCCTGTATGATAGCATAGCTGAACAAGCTAACTTGAGCTTCCCTGCATTCATGGAACGTGCTTTCCATTGTCCAAGAAAAAATGGAGAGATCATCAAAGCAGGCAGAGAACTGATTGGAGATCGCGCTATCTTTATCACAAAAAAACGCTATGCTATCAACATCTTTGACAAAGAAGGTAAAAGATTAGATAACAACGGTGAAATGGGAAAAATCAAAGCGATGGGTCTCGATCTCAAAAGCTCTGATACTCCCAAATACGTTCAAGAATTTCTAATGTCCGTTTTAAAACTGACGCTTGCAGGTAAAAAACAAGAAGAAATCGCAGAAGCTATCAAAGAGTTCAAGCTCAAACTAGCAGAACAAGCTAGCTGGACAAAAGGATCGCCTAAATCTGCTAACAGTTTGACCAGTTATCAGGAACTCGAAAATAACAGCAGTACTGGCAAAGCCAATATGCCTGGACATGTTCGCGCAGCACTGAACTGGAACAGACTTCGGAATATGCACAGCGATAATTATTCCATAAAAATTGTAGATGGTATGAAAATTGTGGTTTGTAAATTAAAGCCAAATGCACTGAACTTTACCAGTGTTGCCTATCCAGTAGACGAACTCAGATTGCCCCAATGGTTCACTGATTTGCCGTTTGACGATTTGGCAATGGAAGAAACACTGGTAGACAAAAAGATTGAAAATCTTCTTGGTGTTCTTGACTGGGATTTGCGAAGTAAAACAGATACAAATTCTACATTCAACGATCTGTTCAGCTTTGGGTAAAATACGCTTGATATCGGTAAAAAAGATCTGTATATTACACAGATTATTATGGTAAATAAAAACGAGGGAATTATGAAAAGCAATCTACAAGACTTGATTCAATACACATTAGGATTAGGGGTGATTGATACTATTAAAATCACAGGAACTGACACGGAAACTTTGATGAATGCCGTTGCGGTCGATAAATCAGTAATCGCGTCAGGAAAGATGAAAACAGCAATGCCTGAATTTAAAGGCGTTTTTGGCATGCCGAATCTGTCAAAACTCAGGACTATTCTGGGATTTGACGATTACGATGAGACTGCTAACATCAGTGTTCTGAGGGTCAATAAAGAAGGTGAAGATGTGCCCAGCGCAATTCATTTTGAAACTGCCTCAGGTGACTTTACAAACGATTATCGTCTGATGTCTCGTCTTATCGTAGAAGACAAGGTAATTACTGTCACTTTCAAGGGTGCTAGCTGGAATGTTGAATTTGAACCAAGCATTCAGAGCATCATGCGACTGAAGAAGCAGGCTTCTGCTAATGCTGAAGAAGACAGTTTTACCATTAAAACTGAAAAGAATGAATTGAAAGTTTACTTCGGTAATCCTTCTACTCACTCTGGTAATTTTGTGTTTGCATCAGGCATCAATGGATCGCTAAGTCGCACTTGGAAATATCCAGTAAAGGTATTCCTATCAATCATGGATCTGCCAGGTGACAAGAAGGTAAAGATCAGCGATCAGGGTGCTGTAGAAATCACAGTTGACAGTGGTATTGCCGATTATACCTATCAGCTACCAGGACAAATCAAGTAATATGTCGAAAAATTCATTATTTGACTGGGATGATACGGATGATTCTCGCGAAGAATGGCGAGGAATGCCTGAGTTCAATCAACCGGACAATGGCGCATATAGGCAGATTATTATCAGTTTCGAAGACGAAGAGGCAGTAAGCAAGTTTGCAAAGCTACTAGGTACTCAGTTTACCGAGAAAACCAAGAGTATCTGGTTCCCTCATCGTGAGAGAAATAACGTAGCTGATCTATTCTGGTTCGATAAAAGCACGAAAGATCAAGAAAAAAACAATGAGTAATCCGCGTTATCCATTCTATATTCCGACAAAAGGTCGTGCTGACTCCAGACTGACTAATAAAGCACTGGAGTTTATGCAAGTGCCTCATTATCTGATAGTAGAAGAGCAGGAATATGATCAGTATGTTTCCGCAACCAAAGATTGCAAATACACTACGATCTTAATCTTGGATAATGAATATAAGAAAAATTATGAACTATGCGATGATCTTGGACTGACAAAGAGCACGGGCCCTGGCCCAGCGAGAAATTTCGCATGGGATCACGCCGTTAAGAACGGGTTTGACTATCATTGGGTTGCAGACGACAATATTGCTAATTTTCTTCGATTGAACAACAATTTAAAAATTAAATGCGGTGACGGCACACCATTTCGAGTCATGGAAGATTTTTCACTTAGGTATGAAAATGTCACTATGGCTGGTCCAAACTACCGAAGTTTTGCTAGTCAAAATGCCTCTATGCCGCCATATGTTAAGAACACGCGAATTTATAGTTGCAACCTAATCAAAAATGACGCTAAATGGATCTCGGGTGATCGTGCAGGTCAACCTTTTAGGTGGCGTGGCAGATTTAATGAAGATACGATACTGAGTCTAGATATGCTAACTCAAGGATACTGCACAGTGCAGTTTAACGCTTTTCTTCAAGACAAAATGAGAACTCAGCTATTAGGTGGTGGCAACACTGGTGAATTCTATTCTCGGGAAGGCACTGCGTCTAAAAGTAGAATGCTAAAGGAAGTTTATCCTGAATACACTGACCTAGTGTGGAAGTTCAAACGTGAACATCATCATGTTAACTATCTGCCGTTTAAGCAAACCAAGTTGAAACGAAGGTCAGGCATCGCTCTTTCTGAAGATATTAATAACTATGGGCTAGAGATTGTGGAAGTTTCTCCAGACACACCAGGACGTATTTGAGTACTTAACTGCTTGCATGTATATGAGTAATTCTGTATCTTTCCCACAAGATTTAAACTATGATTGAACATCGAAGCAAAACACTAATAGCCACGAAATATACCAATGCCATTTTCGTGGCTGAAAAAGAAGATTACAGTAAACATGATTTTCGATGGAATAATTCTACGCAAAAGTTACAGGTATTTAATGGTTCTTATTGGGAAACAATAGCTGCATCGTTTCAGACTGAACTTTCCAGTGAAGATAGTGAAGTTATTGCATGGGCAAAAGCAAAAATGCAAGAAGAAAAGAAATTAACGAATCTCGCGAATCAATATCCAGTGGTTCGTGATTTAAAAGAGCGGCTAGATTTAATTCTGGCTATTATTGGCAATGATGTAAATGAGGAATGTGAATGAGTTATCGAAGTAAAATCAGTATTCTACAAGATTGCATACAAATTATTGACAAAAATCTTGCAAATAGCATGCTGTCAGCAGAGAAGCGCAACGCTTTACAGGAACAGCGATATCGTTATTCGACAGAAATTAGAAAATTCAGTCGAATCCAGTGGGAACAAGACCACGAAGTAGTTGACATTAGTGAAGAACGTTAATTTTATATATTAGGAGTAAATCATGAACAAGCAAATGAATCAAACCACCAACCCTCGCGTAACCAAGATTTTTGAAGATCTGGAACGATATCTTTCTTTCTGCCGAAATTTCGGATATAAGTATGATGAATCCGATCTATACAATTTTCGCAGCTTTGCCTACAAGCAATTTCAGCGACTTGAACAGGGTAAGAACCCAAAGGATATGTGGGCAGCCGACGGTAAAGTGTGATTAATATTATCGCATTTTAATATCCATAGAGGAACACCATGATACTAGAAAATGAACTGAAACTCGACTTCAAAGACGTTTTGATCAGGCCGAAACGTAGTACACTGAGCAGTCGCAGTCAGGTTGATCTTGAACGTAAGTTCACATTTAAGCACAGCGGCAAAGTATATGTTGGTGTTCCCATAATGGCTGCAAACATGGATGGAGTTGGTACCTTTGCTATGGCCAACGAGTTAAGTAAACATAAAATGTTTACTTGCTTGGTTAAAAATTATGAAGCTTCTCAGTTTCACGATCACATCAGCATTGGTACCGACTATTTTGCAGTAAGCACTGGTATCGGCGAGAGAGATTTTGATCGTCTGAATCAGGTTCTTAACGCCTATCCCGAGATCCAGTATATTTGTATCGATGTTGCTAATGGATATAGCGAGCATTTTGGCGATTTTGTAAGCAAAGTGCGTGAAGCTTACCCTAAGCACACGATTATTGCAGGTAACGTTGTTACAGCGGATATGAC